TCAGTAGGCCGTGGTCACAAAGTTGGCGAGCGTAGCCTGGACAGCACCACCGTCGGTGGTGTTGTAGATCCCAGACAGGGAGAAGTCGGCAGCCGCGTAGGCACCAGACAGGTCACGCTTGCCCTTGTAGTAGCCCGACTTGGACATGGTCAGGCTGAGGGACTGGCCGCCACGGACGACGGGTTGCTGCAGGGAAGCAGTCGTGGCGGTCTGGGTGTAGTTGATGTAGAGGCCCATGTCGGTCTGGGACTCGAAGATCGCCTTGTACGTACCATCGACCTCGATCGCGCCACCGAAGACCTCGCGCGGGTTCTGCGTGCCGTCACTGGATGCGATCGCCTCCACCGCGCGCTTGATCGTCGCGTCGAGAGTCAGGCCACGCGTGGAAGTCGCCCCCGCATTGGTCATGTTCCACGACCAGCCGAGCAACGGGTCGTAGGTCGAGAACGTCTCGGCCTGCGCAGACTGGGGTACGGAGGGGAAGCTGACGTACTTCAGCGACAAGCCGACCGCACCCTTCGGATCGATCTTCAGCTGAAGGTCGCTCAGCCGGCACCAGGAGCAGGACACGGTCTGCGTGGTGTCGAAGTAGGTGAGGCTGTAGGTGGGCAACGGCGCCGTGGACTGCTTGAACGTGTGCGTGGTCGTCGTGGTCACGGCGGCGGACGAGCTGTGGCCGTAGAGCAGGCCGACCCGGCTCGTCCCAGTCTTGCCCAGGACCGTGGTGACGTTGCTGGTGTAAGGGCCGGCGCCGGTTGCCGCACCGTCGGTCCACGCGTACTCCAGGACGGCCCCGGTGTCGAGCCGGATCACCGCGCCAGCGGGGAGAGCGGCAGCTGTCTGGATGCTCGTCGCGCCGGCCGTCGTCAAAGAGCTGAGGGCGGTGACGGTCGCCGCCGTCACCGTGTCGGGGCCGACCATGGCGCACAGGAAGTGCCCGATGAGGTCCGGGTAGGGGTGGAGGTCGAGCTGCCACTCGGCATGTCCGGGGCCCTGCATCATGCCTTGCAGGACGGTGTCGTTGCCGCGGACCGACTCGTCCTTGATCTGGCCGAACAGGTCCTCGTACTCGCCCTTGAGGAACGGGATCCCGATGGTCGGGGCGCCCCACAGACCGGGCGTCGTCTCCTTGAACAGGCCCAGCGTAGCGAGCCTTGAGAGCTGGGTCACTGGGCGGGCTCCTCACCGGACGTGGCCGGCTGGACGGCCTTCTTCCTGTTGGGGGTGGGCTCCGGCGAGGGGGACGGAGCGGTGTCGGGTACGGGTTCGAACCCGGCGATCGGGTCGGGCCAGTCGACGGTCTCCCCGGGCCAGACGGTCGCCGGGATAGCCGGCACGTCCACCGGGGACTCGTGGGTGGAACGCTGAAGCACGGGTGCCTCCGAAGGACATGGGAAAGCCCCCGAACCGGATCGGTGCGGAGGCAGGCGGGGCGGTCAGCTGGTGGTCTCGGGATCGTCCGCGGCGTACTCGATGTCCGCCCAAAACTCCGCCTCCGACGGCATCGACCGCCCCGGATCGGCGAAGTTCACGGTCACGTACTCCGGGTCCTCCGCCACCGAACGGAACCGGCCCCCATGGGACTTGTCGCCCGGGAAGCCGGCGACGCGCTGCAGCACCAGGTCGATCGCGGCGTCCAGGGCCCGCTGGTCGGCCTCGGCCTTGCCCTGGCCGGACTGCAGGGGCCACACGATCCGCAGTGTGAGGTGGTGTGTCGCCATGGTGCGGATGTTCGCGAACCGGTGCTGCTGGAGGCGGCGACGCAGCACGTACAGGTTGATGTTGCGTCGGCCCTGGGTGCGCGGCCAGTAGGCCTGGATGTTGGTGAACGGGCCGCCGGCGGTGGTGAGGAGGGCGGGCAGGCCGTCGCCGGAGGTGGTCAGCCAGGCGACTTCGCGGTCGACTGCGTCAGCGGTGCTCACCGGCGTCGCCTCCTGCGGTGTTGGGTGCGGCGGCGATGGGTTGAGCGCCTGCGGGTGTGGTGGGTGGAGTGGCGCCGGTGCCCGCTGTGGTGCGCGGCGTGGCGGTGGGGTCGGTGCTTGCCGCGGAGCCGGGCCGCGAGTTTCGCCCGGGCAGCGGCGGACATGTGCCGTTTCGGTCCGGGCTTGTGTTTGCGGTGCTTGCCTTTGAGGCGGGCGCTGAGCTGCGCGCGGGCCGCGGCAGACATCGGATGGTGCTTGTGGTGGCGGCCTTTCATGCGGGCCGCGAGCTTGGCGCGGGCCGCTGCGGTCATCTTGTGATGCCGGTGGTGGCCCTTCATACGGGCCGACAGTTTGGCGCGCGCGGCCGCCGACAGCTTGTGGTGCTTGCCCTTCAGCCGGGCGGACATCTTCGCCCGCGCGGCTGCCGAAATGGCGTGCCCGCGGTGGTGACGGCCCCGCAGCCGGGCCGAGATCTTGGCCCTGGCCGTTGTGGACATGGCATGGCCGCGATGGGGGTGGTTACGGCCGCGCATCCGCGCGGAGATCCTCGCCTTGGTGGCCGCGGACATGGCCCGGCGGGCACCGTGATGCGCCCACGCCACCGGTCAGCGCCGGGTGTAGGGGGCGAGCATCTCCAGGGCGTCGGCGCGCAGGGCGTCCGGGTCGTGCCCGGAGTGGCCGTCGACCGGGTCGAGTTGCTTGACCGCCATGCTCGCGGCCATGAACTGGCAGGCCTGGACCAGGTCGGCCGGCACGGTGGAGTAGCCGCCGGAGTAGGTGACCTGGATGGTGGTGCCGGGCGGGACGAACGTGCCGAGCTGGAACCTGACGTGCCCGGTGTCCGGCTCGTACTGCACCCCGGTGACGGTCACGGTCTGCGCACCCGAGTAGGACCGGTACAGGGTGATCGCCGCGATGCTGCCGGTCCACAACTCCGGGTATCGCGCTGGGAATTCACGTACCCAGAAGTGCCGTGTGAGAAGGGTGGAGCCGAGAGACTGGGCCCGGGAGAACCCCAACTGGCTGGTGGGGTCAAGCGGGACGTAGGCGTCCATGGCGTCTTCGATGTCCATGGCGTCCGCCCGCTGGGTCTCCACCACCGCGGTGAAGGGGGCGAGTCTGCGGTCGCACGCGGACTCGCAGGTGCGGGTGGCCTGCAGCATCAGGTCCGTCTGCGCCTGCGTGGTGAACCCGGAGACCAGGTTCGCGAAGGGGCCTTCGGTGAACTGCGCGACCGTTGCGAGCGGGGTCGGCGAGTCCGTGGGCATTGCTCACCGTCCTTCCGTGGGACAGGAGGTGAGCAGGAGAGGGTCGGGCTACTCGGCGGTCTCGGTGGGTGTCCTGCGCGGCCGGCCTCGCCTCGGGGCGGTGGGCGCCTCTGCGACCTCCGCCAGGTCGTCATCGGCGGGTCCTGGCTCGGCGCGGGTCGGGGCGGGTGCCTCGCTGAATCCGGCGTCGCGGATCGCGAGAAGCTCCATGCCGTACTCGTCCGGGACCTCGACGACGTCCTCCAGGGACTCCCACACCAGGCCGCCCGGGGCGGAGCCGGGCACCTTCGATTTACGAAGCCACACGGCTCCTCCTCTGCATCTGCAACTGGGGGTGGTGCGGCGCCCGTAGCGGCCGAGCGCCGCAAGGGCGTGCTACAGGTTCGCGATCGCCCGCGAGAGCCGGCCGCCGTACTTCGCGCCTCGGAAGGCGAGACAGGTGTCCGTGAGCACGGCGAAAGGGAGAGTGTCCGGGGCGGCGACGGTCGGCGCGAGCGGCAGGATCGTCATGTCGCGGGTGTACGGCCGGACCAGGAAGTTCGGGTCGCGCGGCACCAGGTAGATGTCCTCCTCCACGCCGTTGCGGGGCTTGGCGCCGGTGTTGGTGCCCTGGTAGGCGACCGGGCCGGTGTTGCCGCTGGAGTTGGTGAGGAGGTTGGTGCCGGTGTCGATGATGCTGGTGACTGCGGCGCCGGTGGTGTCGAAGGCGTCGACGGTGCCGATCAGGGTCTCGGCGCCGGTGGAGGTGGCGCGGTAGACCTTGTAGAGGATCGGGCCGGCGCCGTCGGGCAGGTTGGTCGGGGTGCTGAACGAGAGGGTGACCGTGGAGGTGGAGCCGGTGGTGGTCTGGGAAACCTCGGTGGCGGCCTGGATCTCGCCGAAGCGGGCGGCGACGGCGGACACCTGGTAGTAGTAGGTGGCCGCGGCCAGGGTGCCACCAGTGGTGGCGGTCGCGGTGCTGACGGCGCCCATCTGGTTGGAACGGGGCGACAGGAACGACGACTTGATGATCGGAACGTCGCGGTAGGTCGGCACGTTCAGGCCGGCCGCCAGGGCGGTGGTCGGTGCGGCGAACCGCTGCTGGCTGATGAACGCCTGGCTGACGGCGGACGCCATGCGCGGCGACATGACGAACATGTACTGCGAGCCGATCGGCATTGCGGCGTTCGTCTCGACGAGGTCGATGAGCTGGTCGAGGTAGTGCAGCGCGAAGTTGCCGCCGAGGTCGACGGCGTTGGTGTAGTTCGAGCTGCCGGTGCCGGCGGTCCAGTTGGACACGAGGTAGTCGAGGCCGGTGCAGATCGGGTACTGGCCGTTGGCGGTGGCGCCGTCGTTGCCCCAGATGAACGAGTTCTCCAGGGTCCACAGCATGCTGGAGACGGTGCCGTCGAGTTCGAGCTGTCGCAGGTCGCCGACGATGTCGCGGGAGACGGTCTGCGCGAACCCGGTGACGGAGCCGATGGCCTGGAACAGCCTGATGTTGAAGACGGCCTGCTCGTAGGTGCTGTTGCCGATCGGGCGGGCGCCGCCGTCGACGATGCCGCCGGAGTCGGGCCGGTTGACGCGCCGGTTGAAGAAGTACTGCGTGGAGTTCCACTGCTTGGTCGGGATGACCGCGAGGAGCGGCGAGTACCGGCGCTGGTACTCCAGCAGGACCGGGTCGATCGCCTTCGGGATGAGGGGGGATATGGCGCTTGCGGTGGTGATGGCCTCTTCCAGCTCGGTGGGCATGGGCGAGGCACCTCCTATCTCATGCGAAAGCCCCGCTCAGCGCGTAGCTGGCGGGGCTCGGGCGGTCTGGGGGTACGGCAAGGCCCCGCGCGCGGGCGGGGCCTGAGGGGGAGGTGCTGCCCTTACTGGGCGGGCTGGGGGACCCTGGCGTAGTCGCCGAGGAGGATCTCGGCGCGGCGGGCGAACAGGTCCTCGCCGCTGGTGGGCTCGCGCTGCTCGTTCTCGTGGACGCGATAGCCCTGGCGCGGCGGCAGGCCGTTCTCCTTGAGGAGTTCGGCGCGCAGCTCGTCGCGGACCTGGGGGAGCAGTTCGGCGCGCAGGGCGGCCAGGCTCTCCTTGAGCACCGCGTCGAGTTCGGCGCGTCGGCTCTCCTTGAGGGACTTCTTGGCGGCCTTGTCCGGCTTGGCGGGGGTGGTCTCTGCGGCCTTGGCCGGCTCGGCGGCCGGGCCGGGGGCCAGGAGCGGCTGCAGGGTCTCCTTGAGGGCGGTGCCGAACAGGGTGCCGAGGGCGGTGAGGTCGGCATCGGTGAGGGACCGGGCCGGGGCCGCGGTCTCGGTGGTGGGCTCGCTCACGGCGGGCTCCTCCTTCTCGGTGGGTGCGGCCCCTGCCCGGGTGGGCGGGGTGGTCGTGGTGAGGGTGGGGGTGCGGCGGATCGCTTCGAGCACCTGCCGGCCGTCGATGCGGACCTGCACCTGCGCCGGCTCGGGCGCGGCCGGCTGCTCGCCGGGGTGCGCCTCGTCGACGGCAGGCCCGTCGGTCGGGGCGGTCTCCATCTGGTCGTCGTCCGGCCGGCTTGCGGAGGTCTCGCCGCTGGCTGCGTCGTCGGTGTCGGCGTTGGGTGCGCCGTCGATGTCGACGTCGGCGTCCATGTCCGGGTCGAGCTGCTGGAGGGCGTTGACGACCGCGTCCATCGCCGCGGCGGCGATGACCCGAAGTTCGGCCGGGTCGATGGAGCAGTTCCGGATCGTGATCGAGGTCGGGCCGTTGTAGGCGTCGATGCAGAACCCGGCTGCGCCGCCGGGACCGTCGTAGTACTCGCGGACGTCGGAGTAGCGGGTGGTCTCCTGCATGGAGCCGTCCTCCATCCAGTGAGAGGGGATCAGGCCGGTGCGGCCCAGAGCGGTGGCGCGGGTCATGGCGTGGAGACGGGCGGCCGGTGAGGACGCCTCGCGGACAGCGCGCCGCAGGCTGGCCTTGCTGCGGATAAGCGGCGGCGGGGTTTCCTCAGTGAAGATCACGCAGGGGTCCTCGACGGACTCGCGAATGACCGCCGGCCTGTGGGCCGACTCTGAAGGCGAATCAATCACTCGGGTGACCGAGTCGATTCGAGCGCCGGGAACGCCAGGCGACTTCGTAAAGTCAAGCCCGTCCAGTTCGAGAGCCGGAGCGCAGTCGACGCGCTGGCCGTCGACGACCTTGCGCGTGACTTCGCCGAGCCACATGCCGCGTATCGACACGTTGCGCAGGAATGGGGTCCCGCCTTCAGTGTCGATGAGGCTGAGAAGCGTCCGGCTGTGCTCTGTGTCGGCGAGTTCGGCCTCGTAGTGGGCTGCGCCGTTCTCGTCCACGCTCATTTTGACAACCCGCCCCGCTATGCGGGTGCTGTCGTCCTCGGCGCCATGGTGGGTCAAGACAGTGATGGGGTTTTGCCCTGCGTCGATGCGCGCCTGGGCGTTTTTTACCGCGTCGGCGATCGTTTGCCTCTCGTAGAGGCGCCCGTTGCGGGAAATCCCCGGGACCAGGCACACGCCACGGAAGCGTGCAATTATATTCGCCACGATTCTCCTCGGCGTAGCAGTTCTGGCGTACCTTAAGGCGCAGCTTCTGGGACAATTTCAGGTATGACTGAAAAGAAGGCCCGGGAAAACCGGCTCAGCATGTCGGGGTCCTGGTGAAGCGCCCATCAGCTGTCGTGTGGCAGGAGTTCCGCGATCGGGTAGCTGAACTCGGCGGTCGCGTAATTGAACCGAAGTGGCTCGGAATCGGCACTCCGCACCGTGTCGCGTGCCGATTCGGTCACGAGGCCACGCCGACCCCGAGCAGTCTGAAGCTCGGCCGAGGGCTCTGCCGAGCCTGCGCAGGTAAAGACCCGAAAGCCGCATGGCAGGCATTCCAGCAGCAGGTAGCCGAACTCGGCGGCCGAGTCGTCGAACCTGAGTGGCTCGGATGTCAAACGCGTCACCGCGTCATATGCAGAGCAGGCCACGAGGCGAACCCCATGCCGAACACGGTGCAGCAGGGGCACGGTATATGCCGTACATGCGCTGGAAACGACACCAGGGCTGCTGAGCGGGCGTTCCGCAGGCGCGTCGCCGAACTCGGCGGTCGCATCGTGGAACCTGAATGGCTCGGCGGCAAGAATCCACACCGCGTTATCTGCTCGCAGGGCCATGAGGGGCGCCCACGGCCGAGCGACGTACTCAAGGGGCACGGACTCTGCGTGACCTGTGCGGGTAAAGACCCAGCCGTGACCGAGCGGGCGTTTCGTGATGGTATCGCCAAATTCGGAGGCCAGGTGATCGAACCGGCTTGGCTCGGCGCCCGCAGGCGGCATCGGATTATCTGCCCGAGCGGCCACGAAGTGAACGCCTATCCCGCCACCGTAGCCCGTGGAGGAAAGGTATGCCCGACCTGTGCCGGCCGCGCTCCTGGTCAGGCTTGGCAAGCCTTTCGTGATCGCGTCGCCGAGCTTGGCGGCCAGGTCGTCGAACCGAAATGGCTCGGCAATGGTGTCGGTCACCGCGTCATCTGCCGAGAAGGGCACGAGTGTGCGCCCCGTCCCGCTGACGTTCAGCAAGGCCAGGGAATCTGCCGCTTCTGCGTGGGCCAGTCCTGGGATGTCTTCTACGTGGTTACGAATGATACGCAGCGCAGGGTGAAATTCGGGATCACGTCCAAGGACCCCCGTCCAAGGCTAAGGACCCATCGGAGGAACGGATACGGCACTGTTGTGCGGACCATCACCGAGATGAAGGACGCTGCGGTGCTGGAATCCTCAGTCCTGGTGACGCTGCGTACTGCGGGCTTCATTCCTGTCCAGGGGCGCGAGTACTACGACATAGGCGTTCTGCCCGTCATCCTCGGCATCGTCGACCACTGGGGAGCCGTTATCGCATAGAGCCGCCCGTTTCGGGAGACGCCGGGAGTCAGCATGGTTCCGGTGATGGTGGCGATGCGTCCCGCCATCAGAATCCCCTCCCTGCTTGCCGCGGTGGCGGCGTGATGGTCGGTCGGGGCTTGCGTGCGGCGCGGGCGGTGGCGAGGAGCCGCAGGATCGCTTTGCGGACCTCCGGGTCGTGGTCGATGGCGTCGACCAGGTCGGCGTGGAAGGCCGCAGTGTCGAGGTCGGAGGCGGTGACGGCTCTTGGCCGGCGATGGGTGGTCATCAGCGTCCGATCACGGAGGCGGAGAATGTGATCGCGGTCGGGGCGCCGGTGGAGGACCAGCCGAATCGGGCGAGGCTGGTCAGGACGGCGGGGACCGCGCCGGTGCCGGACTGCCCGGCGCCGATGTTGACGCTGACGGGCCCGGCGGAGCTCAGCGCGGTCGACGTCCACGCCCGGTACCAGACGCCGTCGGCGCCGAACCGGTCGACGAAGAATGTCACCGTAGGGCTGGTGCCGCCGGTGAACGAGGTGAGGGTGGCGTCGACGGCAAGCGCGGCGACCGCGGCGGTGGAGAACGACTGGCCGGGGTTGCTGACGGCCTGTGCGGCGGAGACGTAGGTCAAGAAGGTGGTGACGGTCGACGCGGGGGAGACGACGAGGGTGGCGGTTCCGCCGGCCGCGCCGGTGGTGGCGAGCGCGTTGCCGCTGGCATCGACCGGGGTGATCACCGCGTTGGTGGGCATCGGGTCCTCCGTCAGCTGGGGGCGAGTACGCAGCGGCAGTTGGCGTGCAGGGGCAGGCGCGGGGCGTCGAGCAGCGCGTAGGGGCTGCTGGCTTCGGCGTCTGCGCAGGTGGCGCAGACGTGGCTGTCTCCTGCGGTGATCAGGGAGATGCTGGTCTGTTCGGTGGCGAGGTAGGCGGAGAGCAGGCCGGCACCGTAGGCGGCGGAGACGGCGGTGTCGGAGGTGAGGCGGGTGTCGTAGCCCGTGGTGAGGACGGTCTCGGCGTCGGTTTCGGGGTCGTCAGTGCTGTCGGCGACGGCTCGGCCGGTACGGCGTGCGGTGGTGGTGAGGATCGCGGCGAGGACGCTGCTGGTGGTGCTGGCGATCGTGTGGTCGCCGAGTTCGGCGCCGGCGATGCTGTAGTCGCTGCCGGGCTCGCTGTCCTCGTAGTCGGTGTCGTCGTCGCTGTCGCGGCTGGTGAGCGCATATCCGGCGGCCCAGCCCGAGCGGTGGGCCCGGCGGGTGGCCTCGGCGATGGCGGCCCGTGTGCGGGCCCAGGTTCGGGCGGCGAGCAGGGCGAGGACAGCTGCTGCCGCGGCGGCGCGGCGCTGTTGCTGTGCTGGGCTGATGGTTTCGCCGACGGCCTGGCGCCAGGCGGCGATGGCCGGGGCGAGGGTGAGGCCGTCGAGGTCGGCCTTCCACGCGGCGATGACCAGGGCGTCCGCGGTGGTGTGAAGGGCCTCGCGTCGGGCGTAGATGGGACGCCAGATGCCGTGTGGCTGCGCGAGGTTGATCGTGGGGGCGGGCACGGTCACCCCCGGGGCGTCAGCCGATTTCCTTCGCGATGAGCGGGCCGATGTCCTGCGCCCGCGTGGGGTGACCGCTGTCCATGCGTGACCGCCTTTCAGCTGGCGAGCGGGGTGAGGAGCTCGTCCGGCTTGGGCAGGCCGAGCCGGGCCATGTAGATGACGATCTCGTCCTCGGTGCGGAAGGCGATCGGCCGGCCGCCGCGGTGGGTGTACCAGCGGCACTCGAACGTGCCGTCCGCGCCCGGCGCGCAGAGTTCCTGGGTGCCGCGCTGCGGGGATGTTGGGGCCAGGTGGCGCCGTTCGCAGTCCCGGGCGAGGGACGGCACCGGCTTGGCTGCCCCGCACAGTACGCAGTGGTAGGGGTCAGGTGAGCTGGGCGAGGGCCTCGTCGAGGCACCGCTGGTAGAGGTCATCCCACGCCTCCTGCCGTTCGTCCTTGCCGCGGCGGTACTGCGAGGAGTGGAGTTCGTCCCACTGGCCGTGGGCCTGGGTGACGTGGCCGATCCAGGCGTGGATCGGCTTGCCGGCCTTGCGGTAGGCCAGGGCGCGGTGATGCCCGTCGATGATGATCAGCTTCGGGTTGTCGGGCGTCTTGACCAGCACGATCGGCTTGGTTCGGCCCTTCTTGCGGATCTGCCGGACGAAGTGCTTGACGCGCTTCGGCTCTTGGGAGGCCGCCCACTCGTTCTCGTTGGAGAAGTCGACGTGGTCGAGCGGAACCTCGGCAGGCCCGGACCAGGACGCGCCGAGGACCCAGCCGAGGACAGCGGCCGGGTAGTTCTGCAGGAGCTGGTCGTAGACGCGCTGGGCAGGGCCATGGTCTGGCGTGTGGGATTCGCGTGGGGGTGCGCCCTGGGCGGCGTCCTTGGCAAGGCCGGGGCCGTCTTCGGGGTCGAGCGGCGGCTCGTCGTTGTCCGTGTCCGATGGCGAGGTGCCCGTGGTGCCGGTTTGCGGCAGGCCGGGGACGAAGCCGTCGGTGATGCCGGCCTGGGCGCCCGGCGCCGCGGTCTTGGACACCATGGCCTTCGACATGGCGTTCATGTCCTGCCACAGCACCAGGTTCTGCCGGTCGACCAGCACAGGGTCGTCGCCGCCGTCGACAGCCGGTTCGCCGATCTCGTCGCGGTAGCGGTTCAGGGTGTAGGAGCCGTTTCGGAGCCGCATGTCGCGGATCTCCTCGACGACCTTGGAGTCGCGGAAGTCGATCTCGGAGAACTCCAGGTGCCAGCCGTCGATCTGGAAGCCCTGCTGAAGGAGGTGGTAGTTCAGCTTCTCCAGGATCAGGTTCGCCACGGGGATGATGGTGTTGACGCGAAACGACTTGTCCTGCGCCTCGCCCGTGCCGCCGCCCAGGTTCCCGGACTCGATGATCCCCAACTTGGCCGGCGGCACGCCGAACGAGGAGATGATCTGGTCGCGGAGCTGCCGGTCCGCGTCCAGGTAGTCGGTGACCTTGCGGCCGTCGAGAACACCGACCGCGCCGCCGCCGGTGGTGACGACCGGCTCCCCGACCGCGCGCGGCCCGAGGTTGTAGACGCGGTACTGCTCGCGCCAGCGCTGCACGTCGGTGTCCTGGAAGTGCGCCAGGTCCACGTGCAGCCGCGGCGGGTCGCCGCGCCTGAAGCACTCCTTGATCGTGGCCATGGTGAACAGCCAGGCGGTGATCGGCAGCATCGCCTTCTGCGCCGGGCTAACGCCGTACAGGCCGCCGCGCGGCGCGTCCAGACTGATGTGGATGACCTGGCCGGGCTTGAAGTCGGCGGTGCGGACGCCGTCGACGTCCTGCTTGTAGCCGGAGACCTCACCGTGCTGGTCGGCGATGACGGTCATGGTGGTCGCGTCGAGGGTGTACAGGGCGACCGGTTCGCCGAGCAGGTAGACGACTTCGAGGTAGGCGTCACCGAACAGCATCAGGTCGGTGCACACGTTCCGCAGCAGCTGGACCATGTCCTCGCGCGGGTTGGTGAACCGGATCAGCCGCTTCAGGCGGGCAACGGGCGGCGTCTCCGCCGGAACGTCCCCGCCGTCCTTGGCCTCGCCGACGACCTGCAGGCCGCCGGCGGTGACGGTTCGAGCGATCAGATCGACTGCCGCCGACACCCAGTTGCAGGCCATGTAGGCCTGGTGGAGCTGGGCGAGGACCTGCTGCCGTTCACTGCTTGCTGCGGTGAGCGAGGACGTGTTCTGGATGTTGAGCGGCAAGCCGTACTCATACCCAGTACGCCGGACCTGAGCGGCAGTTGGTGACTCGACAGACTCGGTGACGGCCTCCTGCACCGGGGTTCGGCCGAAGGTGTCCCGGATCCAGGTCAGAGCGCCCACGAGTCACCCCCTTGCAGGATCGGGAACCCGCCGATGGACGGCACGGTGAGGCGCTGGTGCTCGTGTTGGCCCGTGGCGCTCGGATCGAGCGTGGGGGATTCCTCGGGGGGTGCAGGAAAGTGGAAGCGGGTCTCGGCGCCGGTGTAGAACGCCAGCAGGAGCGCGTCGGCGTTGTCCGGCGACCGCCCGATCCGCTTCTTGGTCTCGGCCTTCGGCTCGACCACGATCCGGCCGGCGGAATCGGTGCTGTACTTCGGGGCGGTCAGCTGGGAGATCAGCCTCTCCCTGTCGTCCTGGTCGAGCTCGGACAGGTCCCAGCCGCGTTCCTCCGACAGCTGCCGGCCGATCTCCCACCAGATCTGCGACCTGAGGCGGGCGAATCGGGCCGGATGGGTTGACACCTCGGACACGTTGACGCCGATGACCTTCGCGTCGTGCTCGCCGGCTGCCTGCTTCTCGCGGAGGGAGCCGACGATGCCCCAGCCGATGCCGATGCTGTCCACCTTGACTGTGGTGGCCCGGCTGGTGCGGATCGCTTCGACGATCGTCGCGACGACTTTCACCGGATCCTTCTCGCGGCTACGCCACTCCCGTCCGACCCGGATGCCGCGGCGCTCGCGGATGACGGTCTCGTCACCGCCGGCCCCGAGGTCGACACCGAGCTCGACGGGAGCCAGGTCCGTGTGGAGCACCGGGGCGTCCGGTGGCTGGGTGCAGGAGCGGATCGCGGAGAGCCGCACGACACCGTCATCGGCGTCGGAGGGGAACAGCCCGAGAACCTTGGAGATGTAGGTAGGAGACTGCTTGCCGAACTCCGCGCGCATGTCCTGCTCGTAGGCGTGCGAGACCAGCATCGGCCGCAGTTCGTCCGGTACGTGCTCGCCGGTGAAGTTGGGGGTGTCGAACGCCGAGACGCGGATGATGTTCCACCGGTTGGTGTTGGCGCAGACCCTGGCGAACTGGGAGCCGGGGTCGTCGGGGTTGCCGATCGCGAGGATGCGGCAGTGCTCGCCGGTGGCGATGGCGTTCGCGGCGGTCCAGAACTGCTTGTTGATGCCGCACGCCTCGTCGAGGATGACCAGGACGTACTTGGCGTGGATGCCCTGGAACGCGTGTGGGTTGTAGTCGGAGGGCTTGCGGCCGAAGGCGATCAGTCGCTTGCCGAGCTTCCAGTCGGTCTCGTTGATCCGGCCCGGCAGTGGGTTACCGCGGGCCTGGGCGAGCGCGAACGCCGCGTTGATCTCCGACCAGAGGATCGCCTTGACCTGGTCGCCAGTGGGGGCGGTGGTGACGACCCGGGCCTCGCCCGGAGGGTGGATGTCGAGCCACCAGGCCGTGAGCCGGGATGCGGTCCAGGACTTCCCGATGCCGTGGCAGGACTGGACGGCGGTCTGGCGGTGGTCGCGGACGGACTCGGCGATCTCGACCTGCTTGGACCACAGGTGTTCGCCGAGCTTCTCCCACGCCCACAGTGCGGGGTCGGCGGCGTAGTCGGCGGCTCGGGAGCGGTGTTCGCTGTCTTCTTCGAGTTGGCCGGCGAGAAGGGTGAGGGCGTCGAGACGCAACGTCCTCACCGCCCCTGTTAGCTGGCGACGGCTCGCAGCTTCCTGGCCATGACCTGCTTGACCTTGCTCGCCTGCTCGGTGGTGATGCCGATGGCGTCGAGTCCGGCTTGGACGGCGTCCATCATCATCCGTGCCTTCTCTTCCTCGATGCGGGCGAGACGGCCGTCGATGTCGAGGCGGGCGATGGTGGCCAGCACGGTGTTGGTGCGGTCCATCGCGCGTTCGTACATGGCGACTTCGGCGCGGAGCTGTTCGGCGCCGGTTGCGCCTTCGTAGCGGACTTCGTCCCCGAGCCGGTTGACGAGCGCGGAGATGGCGGTCTGCCAGGCAACGACTTGGCCGGCGAGTTGGGAGAGCGCGGTGAGCGGGTTATCGACCGGTTCGACGTTGAGTTCGGCGAGCACGGTGCGCACCTCCCGGTCCGCTTTGATCTTCGCCGCCTTGATCTTCTGGCCGCCGGTGTTGCCACCGTGAAGTTTGCACCTGCCGGCGCCGCGATGTGGGGTTCCCCAGCCAGCAGGGAGCCCGCAGAACTCTGCGGAGTCTTCCTGCCTGGTCCTGGCTCCGCACTTCTCGGCCATGCTCAGGCCTGCTTGGTGGCGTCCTTGACGTCGGCCGCGGCCTCGGTGGTGAGGTTCTTGGCGTCGGTCTCGGCTTCGGCGACGATCGGCTTCTCCTCGGCGGCGATGTGCTCGGCGTCGGTCTTGGCCTCGGTGGTGAGGTGCTGCTCGTCGCCGCGGAGCTTGGCGACGGCGGCGTGGAGGCGGTCGGCGAGGGTGTGGCCCTCGGCCTTCAGCAGGGTGGCGATGGCGTGGAGCTCGTCGGCGATCTTGGACATGGCGGGTCTCCTTACGGTGAGGGTGGTGTCAGTGGGCCGGGGCGGCGGTGGTGTCGATGCGGGTGTGGTCGGCGCGGAACCACTCGATGTGGTCGACCGTCACCTCGTAGCGGCCGTCGTCGGCGAGGTCAGATCGGTAGACCGGTTCGGCCCGAACGGCGTCGGCGGGTGCGCCGGGAATGTGTACGTCGAGGTCGACCGTGAACCAGTTCGGCGGGGGCAGTTCGGTTCGGCCGTCGATTCGGGTGCCGGCGCCGAGGAGGTGGAGGCTTGCGCGGAAGTACGGCTCCATGTCGTTGGAGACTCGGATGCGGACGGTCCGCCAGAACTCGGCGCGATGATGGCGCTTTGTGTTGATGCGGGCTTGGCCGGAGGCGTTGAGGGTGCCGGAGTAGAGCCAGGCGGTGTCGTGCTTGCCGTGCATGAGGGCGGAGATGTTGCCGCGCCAGCCGTGCTTGCGCCGCTCGGCCCGGTTGCGGTTGAGCTTCCGCTTCGGCCCCTCTGCGTAGGCCACGGGCTCGGGCGGGCGGTGCTGGGCGGCGGCGAAGTGCCGCACAGCGGCTCTGGAGAAGGCGCGGCGCTCGGTCCGGCTGCCGAAGGTCTGGGGCATGACGGTGCTCCCGGGTGAGGGTGGGGTGAGTCAGCGGCAGGGCGTGTGCCAGGTGGACAGCGCGTGGTCCGTCTCGTCGCGGGCGGACCAGCCAGCGGGGATCAACACACCGTTGCCGAAGGGGACCGCGGGCCGGACGTGCGCGTCCGGCTCGTTGTCGGGGTCGAGGCGGTAGGCGTGCATGGTGGTGTTGTGGCAGGCGCCGCTGGGGCTGACCCAGTGGATGGGGGTGCCGAGGGTGATGGTCATGGTCGTGTTCGCCCGGGTCGGTCGGGGATGAACTTGGCGGGCACAGGCCGGCTGGTGGACGTCGGCTTGCACGCGGGGCCCTGGTGCCACCACCGGTGTTCGCCGAGCCACGCGCGGGCGCCGCAGCGGCTGCACGTGCCGGGGATGGGGTCCCACCCGGCGGGGAGGGCGTGCGGCGCGTCGACGGCGCGCTCTGGGCGGTCGCGGT